GGACAACCTCTGGAGTACCGAACACCCTTTTACAAAGGCAGATCTCTTGATCGAATTCTTGGAGATTGGTCAACTACTCTTGAAACAGTTCGAGATCAGTGGCCTACTCTTCTAGACTTCGAAGATGACCTCCGTAAGAAGGTCGGACCTATGTCAATTATGCTACCTCTATCGCAGCGTATGGACGACATAGATTCTTACTACGACTCTATTCTCCTTGAGTCGAAACCTATTGATACATCTGCAATAAGGAAGGTGTATCAGCAGTGGTCTTCAGTTCACGGACTAAGACTAAGGAACCAGGCTCATACTCTGAGGAAGATGAAGCTTAACACAAACAGTGGAAGTCCATTCTTCACAGATAGACGCCGAGCACTAGCAGAAGGTTCAGTTCCATTTGAAGCCTACGCTGTAGGTGATTCTGTTATTCAGTACATGGATAACATGGGGCAGGAGTGGAAAGCTTGTGCTATCTTAGGATGGAGAGGGCAGGAAGGTGGTCCCGAAAAGGATGATGTTAAGCAACGAGTTATTTGGATGTTTCCATTGTCACTCAATGTTTTAGAACTCTCCTTATACCAACCTTTAATTGAATCATTGCAAGCTAAGAATTTAGTTCCTGCTTGGGTTAGCATGGATGCAGTGGATCAAGCCATCACTAAGTTGTTCGATACTAAGGCTAATAATGACTTAGTAATCTGCACCGATTTCTCTAAGTTTGACCAGCACTTTAACGGTGACATGCAATCTTGTGCCAAAACATTCTATTCAATGTGTGGCGTGGATGACGAGTGGCTGCGTCAAGTATTCCCAATTAAGTACATGATTCCTCTGGCTTATGATTTTGGGAAAGTTAGGTTCGGACCTCATGGAATGGCTTCAGGTTCAGGAGGGACGAATGCTGATGAGACCGTTACTCACAGGTGCCTGCAAATGGAAGCAGCTATGCACCACTCAGCAGAATTAAACCCTTATTCACAGTGTTTAGGAGATGATGGCATTCTATCCTATCCAGGGTGTACTGTGGATGATGTAATGCAATCGTATACGCAGCATGGTCAGGAGATGAATCTTGATAAGCAGTATGCGAGCACACAGGACTGCGTATACCTTAGACGATGGCACCATAAAGACTATCGCGTAAACGGGGTGTGCGCAGGAGTTTACTCAACATACCGAGCTTTAGGTAGGTTGGCTGAACAAGAGCGGTATTACGACTCCAATAAATGGAGTAGTAAGATGGTAGCTCTACGTCAATTATCCATTATAGAGAACGTTAAATACCATCCTTTACGCGAGAAGTTCGCGGACTATTGCATGAAAGGGGATAAGTATAGGTTAGGCTTAGATATCCCAGGTTTCCTAGATAAGATAGAGAAGTATGCCAAGGAAGCTACAGACTACATGCCCGATTTCTTAGGCTACACTAAAAGTTTACAAAAGTCATCCAACTCTGGTATTTCC